CGGTTCGGGTTTCACAAGCATCTCAGGACAAGTCGCTGTAGCTGTACAGATTGGCGGCTTGCACTCTGCATTATTCCAGTTTGTTGGGTCTTGGCATGGGTAGCGAAATCTGTCTTCGCAGCCGGTCAAACACAGGATTGTGATTAATAGAATCAGGCTCTTTGTCACGGGTTTTCCTTTCTATTCGTCTCTCTATTCTCTCAATCTTTTCTAGCATTTTCTTGGTTTCATTTTTAGTCTCCAAGATGTCAAGATAAAGAAATGCGCCCAAGGGCAAAAAGAACGCCACAAGAATTACGGCAAATAACCATCCCATCGCCCCCATCATGTGATCCTCTGTTTCGTCACGAAAAACAGTAGCAGCCACAGGTATAGGATAAGAATAAGGGTCAGGACGCTTAGCCCCACCTTTAACCGCTGGCTGGCCTCTCTTTGTTGACGTTGCCATCTTGCCCTCTTTGCTTTAGCCTCCTGCGCCAGCCTAGCTGCCTCCTGCTCTACGCCAACAATCTCATGCATATCCATGACCTTAGAGTACAGAGCACCTAGTTCCGGCGGTGCGTTCCATGTCATCGCCATCCGAATCTCTTCCACCAATTTTTGCATCTGATCCTGCGCCCTCACACGCTTGATGGCGGCCTCAAAGTGATTCTGGGTAGGGTCATAGACAGTTCTAGATTTCTCCTCCTCAGATCGGATGTGGTCTGCGAGCTGCTGCTGGATATGGAAAAACTGAATTAGCTGATCTACAACGTCATTCAGTATTGCTTCCTCGTCTACCTCAACAAACTTCTCTTTCTTCTTTGCTGCTGGCTTTGCTTGCTGTTGTTGCTTTTGTTTTGGCTTGCCTGCAAAGAATTGCAGTAACTGTCTCCAGAACCCCTGCAACTCTTTACCAACTTCAACAACCTGATCCGCTGTCTTCTTTATTTCAACAAACTGCGTTTTGCATTCACGGTACAGCTCACAGCCAGCCGTTATCTGCTTGCAGATGCCCGCGGCCATAAGGCACAGCGTGATCGGATCAATTTCATGCCCCTATCAATTTGTTGACGATCACGCCAACAAAGCCTGGTCCTAACAGCACCGAACCGATCACCACATAGAGCAAATACTCTATGCGCGTCATGCGCCTGTCGCCTTCGGTAAAGGCTTTCTCAATGGCGGCGTATCGTTCACTGCATACCGCAACATGAACGGCGTGATCTTTTTCAACATCGCTCATACTGTGCGCTTCCAAATTGCCACGGTGATATATGGCTGATAGTTTGCGTTTGTTGCAGTTACACCCTCTGTACTATTTGATGTTGCCACTGTGATGCCTGTGGTTTTTGATCCTGTATTACCAGAAACAGCGCCAGCACCTGTTCCATTAATATTAGCAACCAATGATCCGGGTGATGGTTGTGTATATGAATGGAAGTGTCCAGGATCAGTAACTGTTGAAGTAGCTGTGTGAGTATGGCTTGGAAGAGCAGCGTCTGCACTACCGCCAGTTTCTTCAAGCGCGTCAAACAGCGCGTTGCTTGCGTTATATCCAACTGGTACGCGTCCGGCGCCAAATGCAGTCCATGTACCAAATCCAAGTAATGTTGCAGGGTTTGTGGTCACAGATGAGTTGAAGTACAGCGAGCCAACTGGATAGTTCAACTTGCCGATTTCAATCGCAAGATTGGCCATTGTGCCAACGCCTGTGCCACCTTTGGCAACCTTTAGATATGCGCCAGTATCAAACAACGCATCGATAGTGTCCATGTCAGTATTGAGTTTTGTCCCCCATGAATCTGAAGAAGCTCCTACCTCTGGCTTGACAAGCCCTAGATTTGTTGTTGTGGTATCAGCCATATTTCACCTCAATGTAAAGTTTGCGTCCAAGTTTCAGTTGTATCAGCCACCACCGTCCAGATCTCTGATGTGTCATCTTCATCTGCCCAAGTCTTGTCAGTGTCTGCAACCTGAGTCCATGTCTCAGCAGTGTCATCCTGACTTGTCCATACCTCTGCTGTATCAGCCTCATTATTCCACTTATAGACCGCATTGGCGCTCAGTTCTGAATTTGCAGTTATGGTGAAAGATGTAATGGCATAACGTACCGCATTGGCAGTTAAGTCTGAAACGCCATCAATGTTTGATGCTGCATAGTAAACCTTGTTGGAGGATGCAGTTATTGCTGATACAGCATTGATCTGTGCAGCGCCAAATGCATATCTGACTCCATTTGCAGATACCGTACTCACCCCAACAATAGTAGCTCCACCAAAGGCATATCTGATGGCATAGCAAGATGCCGCGCTGGTGGATGCAATGGTGGACGCAGCATCATATACAACACCTCCAGACAAGCCAGATATAGGTGCTGCTGAGAATGCTGAGATACCAAACACTGTTTATCCTTATGGTTTTGCTTCTAGTGCTGTCATTCGTGCTGTCAGGGATGTGATGAGAGCTTGCTGTTCTTGGACAGTCTTAACCAATAACCAAGTAATTTCTGTGGCATCAAATTTCTTAATTGCTGTGGTTTCTTTATCATCAGCATTAAATTTAGCATCATAGTTTTCAACCGTGTCAGGTAACACCGTCATCACTTCATCCGCAATAACTCCAAGACCTTTCATGCCTTCAGTTGTGCCACCTTTGCCGTTGTATTCCCATTCACGCACACGCACTTGCATTAACTCTGTTGTGCCTTTAATGTAATCACGAATGTTGTCTTTAAGACGCTGGTCAGATGGGTTAGACCAAGTTGTACCTGTTGCTTTTTGTGCGGTAGACCCCGCAAGAATTAACCCACCGCTGCCGTCAAGACGCATACGTTCTGTGCTGGCGGTAGTACCATTTCTAAAGTAAAAAGCACCTGTGTTACTTGTACCTCTATGGTCAAAAAACATATTAGGCGTACCAGTGCCTGTTGTACTGATTGCATAAGAAGCTGCTGCGGTAGCGTCACCTAAAATAATTTCATTTGTGTATCCAGTTTGTGATCCAGTTACTTTAATTCCACCTGTTGTAATATTTGTATATCCAGCCACTTCAAGTTTTGAAGCTGGCGAACTAGTACCTACACCCACATTCTGACTTGCATCAACAGTTACTGCTGTTGTTCCATTTGTCTGAAGTGCAAGGATGCCTGTTCCATCAGAAGAACTTTTAAGTCCTGCTGTTCCACTCACTACACCATTGTCACCATTGATGATATTAGCCATTTGTTACCTCATCTGGTGGAGTCGGTTCGTTGCCCTCTGCAAGCCAAGCAAGGTAGGTTTGGTAGTCTGTGTTGGCTACATCTACTGGTATGTTTGCATTATCAGATAAGCGAAAAATAACAGTAACTTCTTCTGTGATGGGGTGTTTAATTAGCTTATACATTTATAACTCCGCTGTTGCAGACCATTGACCGTGATACATAGCGCCAGAAGACAATGCCGTACTGCTATCAATTCTTCCTACGCCAGTAGAACCCATCCCCCAAGGGGTAGTTATTGTTCCTGTGTTTGAATTGTCTGAATTTTTTGCCCATACACCAGAGGTTGTATCGTATTTGAAAAAATTCATAGTTGGATTTGTTCTTTTTTCTACTCTAAATTTAATATTTGCGGCAATAGCAGTCAGACTATTGGTATCTACAATTCCAACATGATTGCCTAGAGTGGTGTTTGTGGGTACCGGGGAAAAAGTGTCGTAGCTTTTTTCAAAATATCTTTGGCAAAGCAACAACTCAGTCCCAAAAGGTCTGTAATCAAAGCTAGTTGCTGTTGAGCCTTTTTCTAGCTGTACGCCTGTGATGTAGAAAGTTGCGCCACTGGTAGAAATCCATTGTGTAGTTCCTGTTGCACCCACAACATTTCCTGTTCCCCATGAATTAGCAGATTGAAGAAATGAAGAACCAGCACCTAAAGCAAATCTAAGGACTATTCCAATACCATTGGTTGTCAACCATGTGCCGCTGGTATCACCAGCGATAGTTACAGATTTTTGTTCCCATGTGTTAGCAGAATTGATTGTGTATGTAAAAGCATAACTTCTATTAGCCGCACTATTTAAAAGTGCGCCACTAAAAGTTCCTGTTAAAGAACTACGAACCCAAAACGATAATGTTACTGTTGCGGCTGATGCTGTACCCCAAGCTAAATCATAAACATTGAGTCCTTCAATTTTTTGTCCAAAATAATAATAATCTGAAGCACTTGGAGTTGTTGCGGCAGAAGAAGTCAATAAAAATGAATTATTAAAACCAGTTGTAGTCGTTGAACTTTGTTGAGCAGTAAATTTACTTGTTATTGAACCTTGCACAAAAAATCTATCTACAACAGTATCAGTCGCAGTTGTTTGCGTAAAACTTGCACCTGCATATCTTTGATCAATCACCATTGCACCATTGATGATGCGGTTCTTGAAGCCTGTAACAGATGTAACAAACTCTCCAGTTGAGCTAGTGGTAGGAGTTGTAATTCCTGTTGTGCCGTTTAGGACAATTGTCATGCTGTCACCTGTGCTGCCATTTGAGCTTGATAAGCTGCAATTACTTCAGCAGTCCATGCCACATTGCAGATTGCCACTACGTTAGCAGGGATGCCTGTGAGGTCTTGCCCGGGAACCAAACTATTGCGGTGAAAGGTCTTGCTCAGTTCGTTGCCGTCTTCCATGATGCGTGTTGCTTCACGATAAAGAACAACACCGTTTTCAATCACGGTAATTTGATCTATGTTGGTTATTTTAGTAAGTGACATGGTTTATCCTTTAAGTTGAAGTTTTGTAAACGACCGTTCCAAGAATCCTTGTGCCGTTTTTAAAAATAGCCATTGTGTTACTGATAGTTGCAGACACAGCCGTTGTTCCGGGAAAGGAACAAGTTACACCTGACATTTGCGCTTGTATAAAATAGACGTTTACATTTAAAGTAGAAAAATAAGAAATAGCGCCAGCATCATTATAGATACAGTTAAAAGGAATTCCACTCATCGTAGTAGTAGACCCAGTTCCAATTACTGAAATAGCAATATCAAAATACAGTCTTACTGTATCCCCAATTTTTGTGTATGTCGCAATTACAGTTCCGTATGTGGCAGTTCCGCCAATATTAGGTGTCCAAGTACCTTCTTCATAGTCATCCAGCGTGTTTACGTCAGTTGATGCTGATTGAGTTGCGGGAAAAGTAATGCCAGAACCACTTGTTGATGGTGTTGCATTACCAACTGAAATAGTTGTTGGATTTGTTGTTCTTCCTACTAATGTCACACTTTGATCTGTACCAATAGTCATTGCAGTAGTAGGTGTAGCACCTGTCTGAAGAACAAGTGCGCCTGTTGTATCCGCAGTAACTTTATATGCGGTAGTGCTTGTGGTTGATGCGCTGATCGTACTCATATAACAACGTGCCTTTGTCCAGATGCCACAGTTAAAACAACGCCGCTGTTGATGGTAAGTGGACCAACAGAAAAGCCATTCTGGCCTGTATCAATCGTCACATTAGATGAAACAGTAGAGCTATTGGTCAATACGCCATTGCTGCCAGCAATTGATTTATCCGCAGGGAGTGTGACAAACACATCTTTTGTTCCCGCAGAGAAATTGACAGCAGAGCCAGAATTGCTCGATGCCAGGATGGTTGTTCTAGCAAGCGTTGTTCCTGACAATGTGTATGTGCCAATCCCAACCTCCCACTCAGAGCCGCCTTGCAAGGCAATTGCATAGTAGGTTGTATTGCTGTTTCCAATAGATGAAAACGATTGGAAACCAGTAGATGCACCCAACAGGGTGAACGTACCTGTACCTGTTGTTGTGGAGGTTTCTTTGACCCTATCTTTAAGCACCAAGGCCATAATAAAACCTTTAAGTCAATGTGATATCTAAATCGCCAGCAGGAATACGCAAGATGTCGCCATCATTAATGACTCGGCTGGTGGTCAATGCAGCCCACCCAAGCATTGTTCCTGATGTGATGGCCGTCATAATGGCAATATGTGTGATCGTTCCCCAATTGCCGCCAGAGGCCGCTGCAAACTCAATGGCCGCGTCATTGGTGCAGTTTGTTGGTGAAGTACCAGAGACAGACAGCGTGCCTGTCACAACACGCGCATAGCCATTGCCGGTCACCTCAGTGCCACCACCAGCGTCAGACGGCGCGGCAGTGAACAATCCAATATACCAAGCTGTTGGGCGTGTTACAGCGTTGGCGGTGAACACATAATTCAGCACCAAATTCTCTGTGTAGTCGGTAAATGATGACATCTCTTTCCCTTATCCAAAAGATCTGGCACGCGCCATCAAAGCACCGCCAGAAGTCGAACCTCGATCATCAGCAATCTGTAGCTGTTCAAGTCCAGCTTGATACAAGCTAGACCACACTGAGATTCTCGCATCGTCTTGTAGGTATGGTGCAGCCTGCAATAATGCGCCATACAAATACACATCAGGCGCTTGAGTCAGCAGCCAGTTGGTGGTATTGGTAGATGACAACTTTGTCAACTTAGCGTAGTAGACCAACTCTGCGGTATATGAACCATCAGGTATAGGCAGCACCCTGATCTGTCCTCCGACAATGGTGAAGTACAAGGGCTTACCAGATGAAAGATAGGTTGTATTAGATAACGAATCTAATGAATCTATTGTCTCAAACTGCAATGATGTAACTGGATTTGTGTTGAGCTTTAGAGATTTGGTTTCTAAGAAGTCACCAGGCACAGCACCATACTCAGTGTCAATGGTGGCTGTAGCTCGCACAATCATCTGTCGCGTGCGGAGCTGGCGCTCAACTTGTGACTCAGCCAGACTGATGAAGTCAGGAATAACTGAAGTCAGATCAGACCGATTAAGCCAATCGGCCAGCGATGTCTTCAGTTCGGTGTAGGTGGTCAATGCCATTTAGACTGCCTCTTTTTCAAGCTGTTCCTTCATGACCCATGTGTGCTCATGCCGGAATTCAAACGTGCCAATGTGTCCGATTTCTTTCGAGACATCATGGTCAATATACACCTTGAAACCAAGTTCCTGCGCCTTCTTGCAGAAGAACACATCCTCTCCCATGTAGCCGCGAGTGCCGGTCTGCCACGGCATATCAAACCACGGCTCAGTCATGTTCTCAAACACTTCGCGCTTGATTAGCATCACGCCAGTGCCAACAGAGCCAACCTCCTCTAAGCCGGTGGACTCAGGCATGGTGTAAACCTGTTGGCGCTTACCATTCTCGTCATAGTTCTGCGCGGTTGGTCCTGTTGGCATCCTGCGTCTGGCGCAGTTGGTAGCCACTATGTCCACATCATGCGCCATCAACCGCTGGATCATGTCCTGCGGGAATGTCATGTCGGAGTCGATAAACAGTATGTGGCTGCAACCCTCACGCATTGCATCCAGACACAAGTCAGCACGCTGATTTTGAATTAGTGTGCCTTGCAGTATCTTGAGGCTGACAGCGTCAGTGGTGTTGAGCGTGTGGTGCGCCACCATGTTGACTAAGCAATATGTGTATTGCGTATGAACCATGTCACGCGCTGGCGTGCAGACTGCGATGTATTTCATACCTGACCTGGCCTCACTCTAAAGAACCTGTTATCAAAATCGTTTAACCATTTCTTCATGTAAACCGGATCATCAATCTTGCCCTCGGCCTTCAACTGAAAGTAAATTGATTCAGGAATGCTGGCAACATGATGCCATTCACCTTTCCAATTTGCTTTGTTGTCGATGGCAGCAAAGTCGCGCTTGTTGGCCTCAATGACAGCAGTCAAATCCTGAGTTGTCTGAATCGTTGCCTCATCAGTGTCCTCGTTGTAGTGCCAAGTGCGTGTGATCCCCTTCTCAGGGCTTGCATCAAAAAATCGTTTTTCCATATAAGTAAGGGGAGGATTTCTCCTCCCCTCATTCCTCTCAGTTGATTAAGAAGTTGACAAGTCAGCGCACAGGCCGTGAGCATTTTCAGCCAAGACCTTATGTCCAAATTCAATCAACAACATACGCTTCTCAGCGTCACCAGTTTTCGCCAACTCTAATTGCTGGTAAGGACGCAGCACAGTCATCTTTGCGTACTCAGGATCGATGATCCAACCATCACGCTCGCGCTGGAAGCGGTTTGCGATAACGGCCACGTTGCCAAAGTCGCTGACGTAGATGTCAACTGCACCGATCAACACGGCAGGCTTTTCGCCGCCGTTGATGTTGAAACGTGAAGATGCAATGCCAGAGAAACCAGACACGCGCTGCTTGTTGACAGGACCAACCATCAGGATTTTTGGTGTACCGCCAGCAGACCATACTTTCTGAATCACATTCTTGAGAATGGTTTCAGTAAAGGTACGCACGTTACCGTCACTACGCGCATTGTTTGGCAATGTGGTGTAGCTTGGGTCAGCGCCGTTGGTTTGCTTGTCGGTGTTGGTCTTGACAAACGCGCCCAAAGAGGCAGTCACGCGAGCAGTTGTGGTGTTACCAGCAACAGCAATACCGCCATTCAAAAAGATGAATTCTTGGTCACGCTTCAACTCAGAACCGCGCTTGGCGATCTGATAAGCCAACTCAGAACGGCGGCCAGCCTTGTTAACCACTTCTTCAGTGTTCGACAAGACGATAGTTTTGCGTGCGATCTGAGCGTAGTTGGTCAAACGAACAGTTGCGACAACTGAATCGAATGTGCCAACGTCATCACCTTCCAACTGAGCATTGGCGGCTGCGTCTGCCAATGTGTCGGTCTGCCACTCAAACAAAGTATTGCTGATGGTTTCGCGACCAATGTTGGATTGGTACGGTGTTTCTTCGGGAGCAATGTTGGTGATCACATTGCTCAAGTCTTCACGGATACCTTTTGCAGAGTATGTGGTGAACGTGTTTGCTACGATAGTCATGATTAATTCCTTATTTCAAGAGTTTGAAGATTGCATCAGCCGCGTCATCGACACGGCCAGTTCTCGCAAGACGTTGTTGTGCTCGCAATGCTTCAGTATTATTTGAGACTCTTCCTGCTGCACCAGGCTTGGCAGGTTTCGGGCCATTGTTCGTCACCGGCTTGATCTGTCCACGCTTGGACATCATCTGGTCATACAGTGCCGCTTTTCGCAGCATCACAACCGCCCTGTGATCCACAACATTCTTCAGTTCATCAGGTGAGAATCCAGCCTTCTGGCCGAATTGAACAAGCATGGCTTTTTCGGCCGCAGCTTTTTTAGCGTCTTTCCACTCAGGGATTGCCGCCACCAAAGACTCTTGCTCCTGCTGCAACATCTGATTGCGATATTGCATCTGCTCTTGATTGGATAACTCAAAGAGTCGCTGCTTTTCCGATTGGATGGCCGCGTTTCTCTCTTGGTTTTCACGCATCAACTCGCGCTGCGTCACATACTCAATTGGGTCTTCATTTCTGAGTTGATCCCAATTAATGTTCGGCTGCGCTGCCTGCTGAACCTGCGCCTCTAGAGCACCTAATAATTGAGCGTACTGCTCGCGCTCGGCACGCACTGACTGCAACTCTGCTTCGGCTTGCTTTCGCACCTCGGCAATTTGCTGCGTTTTGCGCGTGTAATCCTGAGTCCTTGAATATCCCTTTTGGAGTTCCTCCAGCGACACCTCGACTTCTTTACCGTCAACCTTGACGGTGAAGACTTGTGGCTGTTCTTCCTCCTCAGAATTCTCATCTTCTTCAGATTGTTCGGTATCAGTTTCATCACCATCCGCGTCTGCATCGGTTAGCAACTCCTCATCTACCGCCGCGCCCTCTTCGGGCAACTGCGTCTCGCTGTTCTCCTCTTGTCCCTCATCGGGGAGCATCCCAGCAAGTGCATTGGCTGCTTCAGCCATATTCATCGGACCTTGTACAACACTCGCCGCTGGCGTTGGTGCTACTGTTTGCATTGGTCTATTTCCTTAATTAAACAAGATTTTTTTGCGCTCGCTCAATGGCACGCTGTGCCACCTTGCCGTTGTCGATCATTTTGGTGAGTTC